CTTTTAATTTTATCGCTGATTTTTGAAGGACTTTCGTCTCCAATAATCATATCCATTAAATCATCCATAAGAAAATGTATAATACTGAGTTTATTTATTAGATCTCTCCACCCTTAGGTGCTTCTACCGCTTTTGCATCAGATTCTAAATCGGGTTCCATTATTGGTTGACCCAAGTCCATTGAGGGATCCATTGGAAGACCTGTTTGTGGATCTACAGGTGCATTAGGGTCTGGAATTATTCCATCCTTTATTTCTTTTTTCATAATTTTGTCTTGCTCAATAATTTCTTCATCCGTTTGGCGAAGAATTTTTCTTCTAACAAAATCCTGAGAATAATACTTACCAATATATGGTTCAGCAGTTACCGCTAGATTCAGTCTCTCGTTCATAAGTTCTGCATCTTTTAGTTCAGAGAAATGGTTGTCATAAAGGAAATCATATTGAATATGCTGTGCCATTGCCTCCCAGTCTTCTGGAGCAATAATATTTTTTAAGATAAGTTGTGTTTTGAGAATATCACTAAACATATTTGAGAATCTTTTTCTCAAACGACCAACAAACTTGGTAAACTTAAGTTCGTCTCTCAGAATTTCGGAAGAACGACCAAGATTAAAACCACCCTCTCCATCCATTCTTGATGGTGGAACATTCAGTGAACGATATAACTTCTTCTTGAAGTATTCTATATCTGTAATCTCACCAAGATTTTGACCACCAGGAAGTGTGGAGATTTCAGTTCCTCTACCACCTTCTCTTCTTGGAAGCCAGAAATCTTCAAGCATACTCATATACTTTTTGTCATCACGAATTTCTCCAGTGCTTGCATCATATACAAGTTTGTTACGGTAACGCATCATAACATCGCGAAGATATTGCTCTGCCTTTACCTTTGGAAGATTGCCAACATCAATGTAAAAAATTCTACGCTCTGGTGCTCTTGACAATCTGTAAATGACCAAAGAGTCTTCAATCATTCTAAGTTGATTGAGTGACTTGATTGCTTTATTTAAATATGAAAGTGTAATACCCTTGTTTCTATCTACAAGACCTGAAGTACAATATGCAATAGCATCTTTTGCAATTTTTATTCCGGAATTTGCAGAAGAATTTTGTTGTCCAATAACTGAACTTTTATTGTTCATTTTTGGATTATAAATGAAATATTCTTCAATTTCAGGAAAATCATATTCCATTGGATTTTCCTGAATTCCTCTTACAGCAAAAGATTTGTCTTTATCTGACTTTTTCTTTTGTCTCACGTAACGCATTTTCATTGCGTCAATATATCTCAATTCCTGTATTCCTTCTCCAGGATTTTTTAAATCTATTACTTTGTGATAATAAAGTCTGCCGTCGATATACCAGTTTCTATATATTTCGTGAGACTTTTTATTAAAATCTAAAAGATCGAGTATATAATTAAACTCTTCTCTAATTTTTTTCTTTAAACCATCAGTAGCATTCAGATTTGACAACTCAATCTGAACGGGAACATCATTAGTGTCTGAAACTATTGCTTCGTTTACAATATCTTCAATGGCACTATCAACCTCTGGATGAAGTGCCATTTCTCTATATCTTTTAATTAAATCAAACTCAGTTCTAAAAACGCCTTCAATGTCTACATATGAACCAAAAAAACCGCTAGTCAAATAATGGTCAACCCCGTCCTCGTTATTTTCGGGAACGGGGGAGACTACATTAGGACTTCTTTTTGGATCATCATCAATTGAAAAACCAAACAGTCTTGCCATGATTTAATTAAACTCTTTATCTTTATTATTTATCAAACAACTACATCTCCATTTTGGTCACTACCATCTTCACCAGCACTCCACCACTGAACTTGGAATTCAACAGTAAATTCTTCAATTTCATTTTCAGAATCATATGAGAGTGATATTTCAGATACATTAGTTGGGAAAATATCATAGAACTTGTAAGTTCTTAATGGTTCAACTTGACCACCATTATCTCTATCAATTTCAGATCCGAGTCTGTTATTTTCACTCTGTGCTCCAGCTCTTGCACCTCTTCCAAGTTGATAAACATAAGCATCTGTCATATAACTTCCTGGATTTGTAATACCAGTGTTGTTGTCAAGTTTGCTTATTGCATTCATCCATCTTTCAAATGCCGTTCTAAGCTTGAAGTTTTCATCATTGATAATAGTTACCGTCCACGGATCAATTGTTCTGTCTCCAGCAACTTTCATAATTCTTCCTCTAAAAGGAACATCAATAGATGCTATGTTTGAAGCAGGAAGATTTGCTGCTTTGCAAAGAAAGTTGAAAGTTTTAATTTCATTATTATCACCTGCTCTCCAAAAAGATTGGAGTTCATCTGGAAAACTTGGGATGGAAACCTCAAATAAATTTGATCTTGCTCCACCACCTGCAAGTCTTTCTTTAAATCCCGAGATAGTTCTGTATGTTGCCATTGGTAAATCCTCCTTAAAGTTTTAGGTTAATCGATCAAACTCTACCGGCAACTTCTTCAAAAGAAATACCAGTTCTAGTTGCTACGAACGTAAGTGTGATGAAGTTAATTGACTTAGTTGGCTTGAGGAAGATATCAGCTCTAAACTCATTGTTGTCGATAATATCGGGAGTGTTGTTGCTCTCATCACAAATTACAAGGAAGTCAAAAATTCCTCTCTTTGCCTTAACATCACGAAGATAAGGTTCAACGATATTTACAAAGTTCGCTCTTGTGATTTCGTCATTGAGTTCAAAGAGTTGAGCTTCTGCGGCATCTTGAAGTGCTTGTTCTACAGTTAAGAAAAGTCTTCTTACGTTAATTCTGTCGAATGCAGAGTTGTAAGAAAGTGCAGTCTTATCTCCGAACAGTAAAATACCTGCTCCTGGTTGATTTACTATAGAGTTAATTCTCAGAGGATAAAGTTCATCTCTTTGTGCTTTGCTTGGGTTAAATGCCAACTTAATAGCATTATTCAAAACTCCTCTCTGTTGTCCTGCAGGTGAGAACCAAGGGAAAGACTGAATGGAAGTTCTTACACAAAGACCGGCAACATCTGCATTGCATGGAATGTAACGGAACTTGTTATTAAATCTATCGAATGTATACTTATATCCGGTATCAAAAATTGCATAAGATGATGATGGAAGTGAAGTATAGAATGCAATGATATTATTCTTTTGATCGTTTGACGATAAGAATCTTGCAGTTCCTGGACTTGATGGGTCTTGATCGGACACTACATCATATCTGTGAGGAGAAATTAAAGCAACACAATCTTTTCTGAGTTCTGCAATTGATATAATATTTGCTGCTTTTGTTTGCGACTCTGATCTTGAGTCTAAACCTGGTCCCATTATTAAGTAGTCTAATGCAACTTCTTCTCTATTGGAGAATAACTCATATGCGGTTCTTAACTCACCAGATCCAACTTTCATAGTTCCTGTGGTTCCAGGAGCTCCTGAAGAGTAATCTACTCCACCAGAGAGCGCATAAACTGCTGGACCCAAACCACTAAAAGTCTTATCTTGAACATCAACATTCCACAAACCTGCCGCCGTAGACAGAGAAGCAAAAGTTCCAGAAGCAAATCCAGTAGCAGATACTACCTCGTTATTTGAGTTATCTGAAGGGTTGTCTCCAACATAAACATATCTTGAGTTTTGTGCAAGATATTCTTTCCACCAAATTCTTTGAGGGGAGTTTACTGCAGAAACTGCATCTGTAGCCTTTGATAAACCTACAAACTTTTCTAAGATGTTACCTTTAATTCCCGTGATAGAACCGGTGTCATCTATAACCACTACGTGGATTTCGTCATTCTTTCCATTTCTATCTACGGCATACTGGGAAGTTCCTGGTTTTGGTGCAATTGATGCCCAGAAAATGTCTCCATTTTCCAATGCAATTTTCTGCTGAGAATACCAGTCTTTAACATCAGAATCTAAAGAAGAAAGTGTTACTGAAGTTACTGCTACTCCAGCATTATTAAACTCTAATGTATTTCCTGGTCTAACCGAGAAAGCTTGAGAT